CGCCCAAATCGTGAACACCTTCATGCATATGTTTTACATCTTTTTTTAATCCTGTAATATATCCATAGATAGCAAGTAAATGCTCTCTTGTATTCTTTGGTCTAATTTTATCTCCGTTAGGCATTATGTTCTTCTCGCTATAACTTGTTCTTCTGGTGATAGTAATGCTTGTTCTGTGTCTGTCAAGTTTGTATTTACAGGCGCTTTTGCAAATAAATTACTGTTTGGCATAGGTGTTGGTGGTAAAGCTCCTGTTGTAATATTACCTTCAAAAGGAGATATAATTTTTTGAAAACCTTCTTTTATAATAGGTGGAACTTTATCTAAGATACTTCTTTCTTTTTTAACAGGATCGCCTTCACTATCAAAAACAATTCTGCCATTTTTATCTAACTTATATTCAAATTTTTCTGGATCATAATCCTCTTCAAAAAATTTCTTATCAAAATAACTATCTTTTATTTCATTTAATTCATCTCTAGGAAAAACAAAATCTTCGTTTAATTTAAATTTTCTATTTTCAGTATCTAATTTTTTAAGTTCTCTCTCAATAGTTTGAACTTTAGTTTCAAATCTAGGTTTAGAATAATTTACAGGAGTAAATATACCATCTAACAAATTGCTTCTTAGTCTTCTAGATACACCTGCGTTTTTTAAAATATCATTTATTTGTCCCTCATCTAAATCTAAAAGTTCAAAATCTTTAATTCTAATAAACATATCTTTTTGTATTCTAAAAGCTTCTTTTTGCATGTTATCATATGTTGCAGCCATATCTTGTGGTGTATTATTTGCATAATTATCTACGTTATAAAATTGTTCATTTTCATCAACTGCTCTTAATAATCTGTTCATTTCAGCAGCATTATATTTTAAAGTGTTTTTTACATTGATTCTTATAATTCTAGTTCCTGCAAACAAAGCAAGTAGTTCATCAAGTAATCTTAAAGGCGCACCACCTTTTGTTAAATCTAAACTTAAAGCTCCAGATATTTTTTCTGCACTTTTAGTAGCTCCTGGTTGAACACCATCTAAGACGTATGCAAATGATTTAGCAAATTTTGCACCTAAATCATCCGATGCAGAATAAACAGTACCACCTTGATCTTTCCTACCATTTCTAACTGTTACGTCTATAAATCTATCAAAACCAATTGGTTCTGTAATAAAAGGTTCTAAAAAAGTAAACACAGGTCCATCTTCTGAAAACATTAAATCTAAAACATATTTTTCTGTTTCTTGTGGATTTAAATTTTGTTCTCTTGCTTTAGCTACTGCTGCTGCAAAAGGTTCATGTAAACTATCGTAAGGTGAAAAATAAGAAAAATTTACAGCTGCAGATTCTCCATTTTCCCAACCTTTGATAGGCATTAATTTGGATCTAGAATCCCAACTTGCAGCTCCAGATCTTTTATATGCATCCCATTGTGAGTCTGTAGAATTAGTTAAATACTGAGCTGTTGATACAACACCGGTTCCTATTGCAAAATTAGTTAGCGATGCACCTGTTAATCTTCTTAAACCCATTTGTCTTATTGCTGGATTACTGTGTGCAGTTTCTTTTAAACCTATAGATATAGCGTTTGTTGCTGTTCTTAATATTTCTGCTGGAAAAGATATAAAAGATCCAATAGGTAGTTTTCTTAAATTCTGTATTGAAGGTGGAACTTTACTATATGTTGGATATGTGTTTCTAACTAAATAAGCAGCGGCTTCATCTAAAGCATCTTCAAAAGTTTTTTTAGCTCCAGTTACTACATTAACATCATCAAAAGGCTGACCCATATATCTAAACCAATTTTTAATATCATCCATATTTTTAAGAGCTAGTGTTAAATCTGATCTATAAAATTCAAAACCATAACCTTTCCAAAGGTTATCTCCACCTGCATACAATTTTGCAACTTTATCTGTAGGTGCCATTTTAATTAATTTATCAAATAACTTATCAGTGGTATTTATTTGATTACTTCTAATTTGATTTACAATTGCTTTTAATTCTGAAGCAACAACATTTTCATCCCAAACACCTAATCTAACTAATCTTTCAACATAGTTATTAAATTTAACTTCATCAACACCTTGTTTACCAGCACCAAAAATATCATCAAAAGCTATTTTCATAGCGTTTGTTACACTTGCTTTTCCTCCAATGTGTCCATTCATTAATGCAAATAAACTAGCAGACGAAACATTTCTTACTTGTGTTTGTGGAGAGTATAAAGTCTTACCTATTTGAATACCTACTTTACCTTGCATGATAAGTCTATAAGCAGGTATGGTTAATAAATTATCTAAAGTGCCACCAGAACCTTTAAACATTTGAACATATTCAGGTGATGTAAATAATCCTCTTAATCTAGATTGTAAAACGTTTCCTAATCTTGAAATATCTTGTATTTTTTCTGCATTTAAAACATTATTATTTCTTGCAGAACTAGCAGTTTTATGTAGCCAACCATTTTTTAAACCTGACTCTGCCATAAAATCTAATGCTCTTTTATTAGCAGATGCAGATATTAATTCTGAAATTGTTAATGAAACAGAACTTTTTAAATTTTTTTCTCTACCCAATAAATTTTTTACAGCTGTCGGTAATTCTTCTCCTGTTTTTATAATTTTGTAATCTTTAAAATTAACTAATTTACCTATTTCTTTTAATTGAACTAAAGGGTTTACACCATCTGCCCTACCTATTCTTAAAATAGTTTCAGCTAAATTTGTTGCAGATTCTTTTATAGCTTCTGACGTTGTTAACTTTGGAAAATCTTTTATAGCTTCTTTTCTTAATTCACCTTTAATTACATTTTTAGATATCCAATCAACAGCATTGTTTAAAATTTTTTCATCCGGTAAATAATTAGGGTTTGTAAATGTTGAAAAAGATTTAACTAAATAACTATTTATTTTATCTATTTCTATTTTTTCTAAATCTTTTACTAAAACATCTCTTGTTTTATTTTTCGGTAATAAACTTTTAAACTCAGTCATTACTTTTTTTATTTCTAATCGTAGATCATTTGCTAATGGTTGTAACTCTGTAGGCAAATCTTTTAATTTTTTTTGACCTCTTAAAAAATCTTCTACTAAATCTAAATAATATTTTTGTAATGCAGGGGATTGATCAGCTTGATTGTATTGTTTTTCAAAACTTTTTGCTAAATCATAAGCTCTTTTATCTAAACTATCCATTGTTTTAGAAATTTTTGTTGCTCTACTTTTTACAAATAATTTAACCGCTTCTTGCACTCCTTCAATATCTTTTGGTGATTCTCCGAAAGATCTTAAATATTTTAAAACATTGTCTAATCTTTTAATACCTCTTTCATCAGCAAATCTAGAAGTAACACTACCTAGTCTCCATTTTTCAAATGGAGGTAATTGTCCAACTAATCTACCTTTGTAAATTAAATCTTTATCTAATGCAGATGCTGCAATCTTTGCAGCTTTTGATAACACAAATTTACTTGCACCACTTATAGCTTTTGATGCACCACTAAATGCAGCACCACCAACTTTTGTGCCACCTAAATATAGTATAGGTTTAAACACAGCGGTATCTATTGCTTTTGCACCAAGACTAGCCGTTGTTTTTGTTGCAGGTTTAATTCCATATCTATAACCAAGAGCAATACTTTTACCTAATATTGGAAAACCACCTCCAACAGTTGCTCCCTCTGCACCATATTTAATTTTATTTCTAAAAATAGCTGCTGCTTTTTTTCTACCTGATAAACCTTCTGTATTTTCTGGTTCAAAAAATATAGATTGTCTATCTGGTTCTGAAGCAATAAAATCTGTTGCACCAACTATTGTTGCTCCTTCTACAACTCTAGAAGCAACAGTGCTTATAGGTTTTTTAATACCTCTCATTTTACTTATAGCATCTTTTACTTTAGCAACTTTAGGAATTCTATTTACAACTCTTTGAATTATAGTTCCAGGAACAGCAAATTGTGTAAGTAAACCAACTAACTCACCTCTCCATGTTTCAGGTCTGTCTGGTTCTTTATCTTCCATAAACTCTTCAAACGCATTTTGAAAATCTGTGTCTAGTGCAAAATCTGTACCTGCAAACAATAAACTTCCAGTCCCTCTTGCAAGATCAAATATACCTGTTTCAATACCTTTTCTAATTTCATCTAATCCAGATATATAATCTTTATCATCTTCGCTTTCTAATTTTTTTATTATATCCTGACCGGCAGTTATAGATGCTGATGTTCGTAAAGATGGATTTAAAAATAAACTAAATCTTAATGCACTTGTATCTCTAAGAGTTCCGTCTTCTTTTTTTCTAGGTTTTAATGATCTTAAATATTTTACAGGTGCTGTAGGTTCGGTTAAATTTTCTAATGTAGTTTGAAAAGATTCTTTTAATTCTTCTATATCTCTATTTTTACCTTTAGGTGTTTGTTCTTGAAGTTGTTTATCTTTTAGATATCTCTGTAATGCAGAATCGGCCATTTTATGCCTCCGCTGGTAATACTAACTCTACGTTATATTTACTATTAAAAATAACAACATCTTGTTGTGTTTGAATAGTTGCAAAATCTTCTAATGCTTCTGGACTAGACGCTATTAATTTAACAATATCATCTGTAATTTCTCTAGGTAATCTAGCTCTTAATGTATCATAATCTATCTTTGGTGCATCTTCTGTTGCCGGCATTTGTCCCATGTCAGCACCACCACCTTGCATAAACCCAGCTCTACCTCCATCAGCTAATAATAAATCAGGTGGAAATACACCATTTTCTACATAAAATCTTAATGCTTCATCTATTTTTGTTCTTAATTCTAATTCCTGTGTCTCATTTAATGTACCTGCAAATCTTTCGGTAGTTTCTAATTTATCTTTTATTGCTGTTCTAATTCTTCTTAACTCCTCTGGATCTTTTAAAATTGCATTTGCAAAAGCGTTTGTATCTTTACTACCTTGTAAAAATTTTAATTTTTCTTTTGCTATTTCAATGTTTTGTAGATCTATTGCCGTCTTAGTTTCTTTTGCTTCTAGTTCAAATATTTTTGTCATGTTATCTTCAATTAATTCAGAAACTTCTAATTTTTCAAAAGTTCTACCTTCTTTATCTGTTTTAGCAGGTTCGTAATTTTCTAAATTACTATAAACATCTTTTGCTTTAACAATTACATTTCTTTTTAATTCTCTATCGTACAAAGTTAAAAGTTCTTGACTCTCTTTTAATTTTTCAGATGCTAATTTTTTGTCTTCTCTTCTTTCAGATAATCCAGATGTTAATAATGCACCAAATAAATCAGCTTCTTTTGCTGTTGTTGAGTCTCTTCTTTTATCTATAGCTGCTGCTAATTGAGCTGCAGGATCTACAGCAGATCTTGCTGCATCTGCAAATATATTGCCACTTGGTGTTGCTGATGCAAAGTTTAATCCAAACGGTATTAAAAATCTTGAAAGCATTTCGTTACGAGACATTGGTTCTCCACCAGAATATTTTTGAGCATCTGCCATAGCTTGTGCTATTATCTCATCTCTAGACATACTACCTGTAGCCATGTTAGCTGTAGATTGTAAATTATCTTTATTACCAGAAAAACCTTTTGCCATAATGCTTAAAGCATCTGGTTTCATTGCAGCAGCATTAGCTGTCATTCTATCTCTAAGTCTATCTGCTGCCATTGGAGTAACCGTCATTCCAGATCGATAGTTTTGTCTTGGTGCATCTAGTCCTGATGTAATACCATCTGCTGCACCACCCATTTTAAACATAGGGCGCTTTAAAGTTCTGTTCATATTAACCTTGTCCTCTACCTAAACCACCAAGATATGCTCCGCCTAAAGATGTTCCTATTCCTATTAAAGACTGTAAAGGCGATGGATTAGGTGTATTAGTTGATTGGAATTGTGCAGGGTATCCACCCATAATTCCTGTTACTTGACCTGCAAATCTATCTAATTGTTCTTGTGGTAAGAATGTTGCTTGTCTTGTAGCTTCTCTTGTAGCATCTAATCCTGCTTGTGATAGTGTTCTATCTAAACCACCTAAACCACTTAATGTTGAAACATCAGCTCTTTGTAGTTGTGGTAGTAATTGTGCTAAACCTGTTTGATCTTGAAAAGATTTATCTCTTCTTGCGACTGCTTGTTGAAAGCCTTGTTGTCTTAACCCTGCTTCTAATGCAGTTCTATCTCTTAATGCATTTGATCCAAATTCTGCTAACTGCACACCTTCTCTACCACCACCGAACGCACCTGATGCAACGGCTTGATCTCTTATCTGTTGTTCTTGTATTGCTTTTTGTCTATCAAATTCTTGTAATGATGAATCGATAACTTGTTGTTGGTAAGGAGACATAAACTGTTGTACAGATCCTGTTCCTGTTCCAGTTCCTGCTCCTGTAAGTTGTTGTGCTGATGTTAAAAATGGTTGAAAAGATCCTAAACCTGCTTGTGCTCTTGTTTTTGCATCTTGTTCTAATTGACTTAAACCAGATATTTGCGGTGCAAGGCCTGATAATGCTTGTTGTCTTTGTTCAAATCCTAATGCAGCTCTTTGTTGTGCACCAAATAATTCTTGTCTTTTTTTAAATTGATCTGCAGACTCAAAACCTTGTTTTGTTGGTTGAGCCATGGACCCAAGTCCGGCTAATCCTGTTGTTACTACGGGTACACCCGACTGGGCGGTTACCTGTTCTGCTAGATCTACACCTAAATCTTCTACAAACTGTGCAGGTAAATTACGCTGTGTGGTAGTTGACATTATAATACTTCCTCTAATCTTTTTGATGTTTGAAACATTTCTCTTGCGCCTTCTAATCCTTGCGATTCTTCAGATACTTCACCTCCGGATTCGAGGTTCTTCATCATATTATACATAACTTCTGCGCCTTTGTCTACATCACCTTCACCTGCATTTCTAACAGCATCTGCTGTAAATACAAACTCATTCTTTGATAATCTTGCAGGCACATCGTCAGCCTTTTCCATTCTACCTATTGGTACAAATCCACCATCTTCTCTAAGATCCATTTCTTTACCATCCATATCTAATAGTGGCATAGTCTTTTTAGCTACTGGTTCTTTTTCTGTAGATCCACCATCTTGAAAAGCTCTAGTCATAAGACCTGTTCCATCTCCTATTCTAGATCTAAACGTATAAGGATTACCTCTAATATAAGGTATATCTAATCCAGGACCTCTGTAAAATTCTTCTTCTTCATCATCTTCTTGTTGGCCAAATAATAAAGGTGTTAAGGCTAACGCTCCTGCTGAAAACATACCTTTACCTGTAAGGCCGCCAGATAAATTAACTAATCCTGCTTTATTAAGTATAGCACCTAATCCACTAAACGCTTGATCACCAGCAACTTTTTTTAAAAAAGGATTAAAACTTCCTTTACCAAAAAAAGATCCTAATTTTCCTGCTCCAGCTCCGCTACCAAAATACATAGCACCACCTAATATGGCAGCTTTACCTATTGGTGATTTAACAATTTTTTTAACAGCTCTTGTTGCTTTCTTAACTAATTTTCCTAAGAAATACATCTGTCTTCCTGTTTCAAGGTCCATGATCCCACCTGTCGTAGGCGCATCCATTAGACTACCACCACGGCTCATGAATCTAAGAGCTAAACCACCTGTATTTGTATTGTCTTCATCATCGCTGTCATCACTATCACCTGGTGTTTGTGGAATTATTGGTTGATTTGCTCCGTCGTCTCTATCATCTATAAAATTACCTGTAAGAGTACCATCATCACCATATTCAAAACCTGTTACTGGATTACCCATGGCATCTGTTTTTCCTGCCATTCTATTATCCATGTAATCTTGATATGCTGCTTCTAAATCAAAATCCTCGCCATAAACATCAAGTACATTAGAAGGTAGATTAGGAATTTTTCCTGCTCTTAAAACTCTTTCTACAAAAAATTTTCTATTAGGTTTTCTATTTAAATTACCTAAAAATTTTACGTAGGCAGGTGTATATTTAGGATAGTTTGCAGGTTTGTTATAAAAATCTATTAAATCTTTTACAGGTTTATCATCAGGATCATTAGCTCCTCCACTTCCTCCTGCGCCTCCTGTAAAACCTCCAGTATCAGTTAAAGATTTAACTCTTTCACCTGTTCTTTCAAATTTTTCTCTAGCAGTTTTTGTTGTTGGATTCATTACATTAGAAGATCTAAAATCACTTGGTGGATCATTTCTATCATTACCACCACCAGAAGAAGAAGATTTTCCAGGTCCAGGTCCTCCAAAACCAGACCCTGCACTATCTAAACTCATTAATCCACCAGGTCCCATATTGGGTCCATCTTTTAATGATCCATGTATATCTTTTTTAAGTAATAAATCTTTTTCTGCTTTTGTAATATATGCTAATTCTGTAGAAGGTTTATCTGGACCAGATTGCCATTTAACAGGTACATTATTTACTGTTTCTTGTTCACCAAGATAGTTTTTAACTCCACCTTGCATTACAAAATTTCCATCCTTTAACATCTGTCTGACTTGTTGTGCTCTAGTTATTGCCATCGTACCACTATATTATAAATTTGAGTCTCCACCAAGAGGTAAAGATTCAACTGTTATTTTTACACTACGAGAGATATGTTCTCTTTTCGTAGACGTTTCAGGATTATCTACATCGTCATCAGCTTCTTTATCTGAATTGTATTCTTGTCCTGTTTCTAAATTCTTTAAGGTAACTTCACATTCAGGTGTAATAACCAATGTTTTCTTACCATTAATTATTTTATATTCCGCTTTTGCTTCTTGTTCTATAAATGCCATTAGTCTCTACTTATCTCCAATATTGATGCAATAACATGTAATTCATTTGCATCTGCTGCTTGTGCCTTTAATACCTCATTTTCTTCCAAAATTAAAGGGTGAGTTAACAATTCTGTTGTTGCTTTTGAGGCTATTGCCTTGTCTTTAAACAAGTTAAATACTGCAGAAGCAGCATTTGTTATAGTGAAAGTTATTGTAGATCCTGACCCAGCGTCCTCTGATACTAGAATACTTTTAATAATAGCCCTAGAACTAGCTGGTGTAGTGTAGATCGTAGTATTATCTGTAGTAGTTAAATCTACTAATTCGTTTTTATATATATTAGCCACTTAATAACCAAGAGAATCTCTCTTGCTCCTGTTTTGTTTCACTTAAATATGTTGAGTTTAATTGTTCTACCACCAAAGATAAAGTTCTATTTATTTGTTTTTGGTTTGAGAAATCATATTCTTCTTTTGGTTCTGGTATTCTTACGTTAATCTTTGGCATTATCTTCTTCCATCCGGTTGTAAATCTAATCTTAATGTTCCAAATCTCCAGGACTCATTGACTGCATCATTTTCTATTTTAACACTTACAAATCTGCCTCTTGCTCTTGTATCTTTTTTATCTGTGGTTGCGTTGATAGTAAAAGGACTTAGTGCAGTTTGTACTTCTGTTTGTTGTGGATATCGTTTTACATTTAAACTAACTTTTGCATTACCAACTAGTGTTTTAAAATCTGGTACAAATCTTCTCATAGCTAAAAATATTTCACCAGCAACTTTTGGTCCTGTTGATCTACCCTTTGCATCTTTAGATCTTGACTCTAGATCTATGTCATAAGATTGTATAAAAGAAGGCACAGTTGTAATTGTACCATCAGGATTAATCTGATCGTTTCCTACTTCATGTTCAAATAAAATACTTTGACCTAAACCAGACTCACCTATAATTTCTGGAAAACTACCTGTTGCTGAACTATTAAATTTAGTTGCAAAAGGATTTTTATATATTGTTGCATCCATCCAACTTGTTCTTGCTTCTGTTCCTGTATACCAAACACCACCTGGTACACCAGATGATTCTGCATAATTAAATACTACATATTTATCGTTAAACGTAGATCCTTGTGATGGATAGGACCATGTAATCTCTGTAAATAAATTATTTAATCCTGCAGATACTTGTTGGCCTTTTGTAGTATCAAAATTATCATATACAAAATCTTCAACAGTACACGGTATAGATTTAACTGTACCATCAAATAAAAAGAAACCTTTAGGACTTAACCAGAATGCAGCTCCATCTATTTCTATAACTGCATTTTTACCTATCAATCCACAGTTCGTACCAACTTGTTCTAAACCAAATGTAAAAGGAGCTCCTATAAACTTCATGGTATACAAAGCATTATCAGTCCATACTAGAATAACTTCTTTTGCTTTTATAGCACCTACAATTTTTGTACCGTCTTGTAATCTTAAAGTACCTGCAGTATTTATTGCAGATGGTATGTAAGTGTTAATATCTTCTTGATCAGAGAATCTAATAAACATATCATCTTGTGTTGTTGCTGTACCGATAGTGGTTTCTGTTCCAAGATGTATTAAGTGTCTTGTTGTTGGCGAAACTAAAGTAACTCTTGATGCAGTTGGATTATTTGTTGTTTCAAATCCAGATGTCGATGTTGATGCTCTTGTTGTAAACTTAGCGGTAATAGATGCATCCCAAGTAAATGTTTTACCATTTGCAATCGTTGCAATTAAAACTTGTCCAAAGTTATCTAGTGACCAAAGTCCTGGTTCTAGTGTAACCGTTCCAGCATTTACAGCATTACCATATCCTGCAAACGTTGTAGCATTAGTAACCGCTGCACCGTTACTGTGAGCTTGTCCGTTTGATGTTCCAAACGTGGCCGTACCCAAAGCTCCTCTTGTAATACCAGTTAAGTCATTTGAACTAACACCTGTGTACGTAATCAACTCGCTACCGACAGCGATCGTTCCACCACCTGTTGGAAAACCAGTTGTTGATGTTAATGTAACAGTAGACCCTCCGCCTGTTCCTGCAGTGTCTGCGCCCAACGATCCGTTTAAAGTTGTTGAAATAACACCGGTTACAGTACCACCATAATTACCAATACCAAATCCATAACCATAAGACTGAGCGGAGGGTCCAACCTTTTCATATGGTTTTAGATTTATGCTTCCACCAGAAGCAGCATTAACTGTACTAGTAAAATTAACAGTGAATGTTTTTGATGTTGGAACTGATAGGATTTGAAAAACTTTATCTTCAAAGTCAGAATTATTTTTACCTGTACCAGTAGGTAAAGTTACATTATCAAATAATATAATGTCTCCTATTTCTAATCCGTGATCTGCAGATGTAGTAATAGTAATTGTTACACTACCTGTTGATGTAAACGTTGCACTTGATATAGTTGATGCAAGTGGTGTTGCATCGTATAGTCTGCCTTCAAAATATATAAGTAAAAATTTATCTGTTCCTATTGCAACGTATCTATTACCTTCAAGATCTACAAATGAGTGTAATTTTCTAGCGACACCTACAATAGAATCTGCAACTAGAGAGGACCAACCACCAACTTTTTCTGGTAAGCCATATCTAAATCTAACATTATCAGAATCAACCCAACGTTGCTCAGCACCAGCTTCTGTGCTTTGCTTGTCAATTCCAGGTTTGAATTTAAAGTCAATAAGGGCCATGATCCGTGCTCCCTATGCCGTGTTTGTTTTAAATGACCAGCCTCTTGTTGAATCTATGAACACTAAATTTACAGCTTGACCATTGGTTGTCAATTCAAGATTGGCTGCTGATGAATTAATATTGGAGCCGTTTCTAGCAACTGTGACTTTGTTAGATCCAAAAGTTCCTCTTGCATCTATAATTACAACTTCTTGTCCAACGCTTGGAGATGCTGGTAATGTTACTGTAATCGGGTTTGATGTAGTATTAGCAAAGATCTGATCACCATCTACAGATGTATACGCTGTAATAGTTCCTGAATCTAGTGTTACATAACCTTTGTTTTGTAGACCAAGGTTAACGTTTGTACCATCAGAATATACTAAAGATGTAGACCCTATTGGTAATACAACTCCTGATCCAGATATAGTTTTGACTGTAATTGTGTATAAAGCTGAAGAGCCTCTAGTTGTTGCATCTTCAAATATAATAACTCTCTCAGAGCTATCAGGTATAGTTATACTTCTGTTTGCACCTAGTGTGCCTGTTAACTTAATATAGATATTCTTACCATTAGATGTTGCTCCTTGGTCCAAGGTTAATGTTAAATCACCAGATGCTAATTGTGCTGATGATAAGTAACCTGTAGATAGTTGTTCTAATATCTGTAAGTTTGTATTGGTAATAGTTCCCCAAAGACCGGCCTTTTCACCTGTAGTGACTAATTCTAGTTTTGAGTTTGTTGAAAAAGTTGATGCCATATTAGTAAGGTTTTATTTCTACCCAAGTTTGATTTACACCTGGATCTATTTCACTCCATGTTATTGCCGTAGCGTCTTTAACAGTTATTGTCAAAGGTGTTGCATCTGGCGTTACATTTGCTTCGGCGACAATACTAACAGACCCAGTTGCCATCGTCAATGCATTTCCAGTTACATTTGTTACTGCAGAAGCCTCAATAGTAACTGTTCCAGCACCTAGGGTAAACGGTATTCCGCCAGGAGATACATTAGCATCTGCCTCAACTGTTACATTTCCAGCATTAATTGTAAGAGCATTACCCGTTACTTCAAATACCGAACCAGCTAAAGCTGTAGCTGTTCCAACAGATACTGTAAGAGCATTACCTGAAACGTTTATTGATACGTTAGGATTAAATAATGATGTAGCTATCGGTGTAGCGGATATGGAACTATGACCGAGCATTTATTACGCTCCTATAGTTTTAAACGCTGAAAATTCAGATGATGTAATTCTATTTGTGTTTGTTGTTCTATCTATATAAACGTACGCCTCTATATAATCATCGGTATCTAATTCTATTATACCACTTATAGTTACAATAACTAATTCAACCTCACTCTCAACTTTACAAGAATTATTAAAATTTGTAGATGCTTGTGCTCCATTTTTATAAACAGATATGCTAGCTTGATTTACTGAAGATGCTGCTGAAGTACCAACTGTTGCTATTGCCGAAACAAAATATTTTCCAGCAACTGTTGGTGTAAATCTGCTATCTGCAAATTTTGCATCACTATCTAATAATTCTGTATCATAAGTAATTTTTGTCCAAGTAGCATCTGTTTGTCCTGTTGTTTGACTTGATTTTATTGCTGAAAAAGCGGGTGTTGCCACACCACCATTAACAAATCCTGATGATAAATTAGTTCCACCATTAGCAACTGGCAATGTTCCTGTAACATTGCTTGCTAAGTTTATTGATTGATTTAGTCCTATTCTAGTTAATGCCATAATAATTCCTTAACACATTAATGAGCATGGAACAATAAACGATCCATCATCATAAGTTTCAATTACTGTTGTTGATAATACTTTTGCAAAACTGCTAGATTTTACATTGTCATCTGTTTGTACTTTTGCAGTTCCATCTCCATTTGATTGTAGTAAATCTCCTTTAGCAACTGTTTCGCCAGATTTAATTCTAACCACAAATGAACCAACTGAGGCAACAATTATATCATTTATTCCGTCATCATCTCCAAAATCCCAATGACTAAAAACACCATAAACATTTTTAGCATCTGTTGTGTCAGATACTTTTGATTTCATGTGTTTTATGTCAGCTTCTTTAACTATAGTTGCTTGATAATCTGTTCCATTATGATTGTATGTAATTACATCTTCAGCAGATTGACTGCCAGTTAATAGATGAGGAATTTTTTGAGCATTACCATCACTGTCATCAAACTCTAAATTATACCAATCAACCATTTCATCTAAAGTTTCTAAAACAGTTCCTTTTAAAATAGTAGGTTTTGAATTATCTATTAATCTTGTCCAGTGAGTACCAGTAAAACCATTGTATGATACTGTTGTTCCACTTACTGATATGTTTCCTTCAGTAGAGTTTGCTTGTTTAAAATATATATAAACTCCATCGTCAGCTTGTCTGTTTATAATATTATAACCACTAGCATTTAAAATATTAATTAAGTCACCATTTGATCCAAATTGTGATCCTGTTATAGTGGTCGAAGTTGATGATTTTCCAACGATTGTATTGCCACCTTTAGGATTTAAAGATATATCTTGAACTCCAGAGGCAGTATTTCTTGATTGTAAAAATCCAATAGCAGTTCCACCACTACTATCCATTCCAAACTCAAATCTATTGTTTTGATTTCCAGTTCCACCTTGAAGTATCATTTGTGGAGCTTGAGAACCTAAACTACCATCTGCGTCTGCTGTTGCTGATGCCACATGAAAAGGAGATAAAACTGATGTAGTACCTATTCCAACTTGTTCTGAACTATCTATTGTAATAGCTGTTGCGTCTGCATTATCATCTATTCCTACAGAATTAAAATTAGCACCAGATGGAATACTGATCGTGTCACCAGATGCACCGATAGTAATAGTGTTACCACTTTCGTTGATAATGTTATTACCGTCTGCGTCCTGTATCGTGTCTACTTTTAATATACTTGTCATTATGCTCCTATTTTATACCCTTCTAAAAAAGACGCATCAGATGCATCTGTTGTTCCACCAAACATTGTTCTTTCAGCTCCTTCGTTATGAATACCATATACAGAAATAACATCTCCAACATCTAAGTCTAATATTACAGACCCTGTTGTAATAACTTGTTGATCTGTACCATTAGCATAATCTTTTTGACCTGTAGAATTTAATATAGATCCATTTTTATATAATGCTGAAACATGATATTCATTATCATCAATTCCACTTACTTTTAATCTCCAATTAAACCAATATTTTCCAGCTTCATTGGTTGGAACTGTAAATTCATTATTAGTAAAAGCACTGTCAGTATCCCACAGCTCAGTACCAAAAACAAATTTAGTATATGCACCAGATGGGTATGCTGTCCCATCAGTTGCTAAAGCTCTAAAAGAAGGTCTATTAGATAGCAACGTAACACCTGATCCAATAGTAATGTTACCAGATCCAGAGCTAGTTGTTATTGTTCCTACTTTTAATGTTCCGTTTGCCATTATACCCCTATTAATTTGTGTCCACCAAGATAAGTTGTTATTCCACTATCTCCTGTAATAGTTGGATTTCCAGAACCATCATCAATATAAATATATAATTCTATATAATCACCTGCAGATAAATCTAAAGATAGAGAACCATTTACATTTATTCTTCTGCCTGGATTATTCCTAAGATCATTTGCAAATTCACTTATTTGTGAATTATTTTTATAAATATATAAAAAAGCTCTATCGTAATTACTATCTGCACCAGTATTACCATCTACTGCAAAATAAAATAAATATTTACCAGCTTCTCCAGATGGCACTGTAAATTTATTACTAGCAAAAGCATTATCGGTATCGTAATCTTCACTATCTAAAGTTACTTTAGTAGCTGTGGCATCTGTTATACTTTGATTTGAAGAATTATGCACAAAAAAAGCTGGGGTGTTATCTCCACCAAAACCTGTAGCTGTTCCAGAATTAGCGATAGTCACTCCTGATGGAATTGTTATCGTATCACCACTCGTGCCTAACGTTAGCGTAGTGCCTGTAGCTGGATCTACTTGATTTGTTTCTAATTTACTCATTATAAAATTACAAATGTACTCCCTGATGGAATCGTGATCGTACCGCTAATTGTTACTGGTCCAACCATCGCTCCGTTTGTTGAGCCCGCCATTGACAATGATGTCAACGTCTGAGCGTTCTTTACAAAAAAATCTGTGGATAAACTTGCTGCACCTACTGTTGCATCAGTTGGTTTTCCGATGTCAAAAGTATTACCAAGAACGATACCAAAAAAAGTATCTGAACTAGCAGGGTTTCCTGTGAACGTAATCTGACTACCCGATATTGTAAACGCACTTATCGGTTGTTGTACAACACCTGAGACAGATATAATTACGGATGCCTCTGTTTCTGGAGACACAGCTGTTCCACTTGTGGTTAAGTTAAACGTAGCTGTAGATCCATTAAAGCCCGAAGATATATCATCTAAAATCTGATACGCTCCCGTGAGCGGAAATTTTCCTACATAAGCCATAATTTAATTCCTTTACTCTGTTGGGATTGGATTATCAGTCTTGACTTTTGCAACGTGGTCCTTCCATGTAGAAGTGCCGTCCACTGAATCGTGGTATTGCATGTCGAGCTGGTTACCCAAATCACCGTAGGCCGCTCTTCTTGTAGATCTAACTGCATTTTGTCTCTCTTCGAGATCAGCAGCAGAGTCCACAGCATTCAGTTGCTCATCAGTTGGTTGCGCTACACCTGAAACATTCCATGTCTTGATGTAAGGGCCTTGACCGTTTGAGTCATCCTGAAGTAAAACGTCCGTCATGAAGTCTACATTTGCTACGCCGTTGTTAGCGCAATAAGTTTTGACCTTGCTTGATAGTGATGCCATAGTTTTCCTCCTTTTTAATTGTTTATATATTATTTCGGTGGATTAGCAATGGCCGTGTTTTTCTCTCGATTTTAGTTGATAGATTTGCCATAGTTTGTCCTCCTTAATTTTATGTGTCAGCTAATCTTATTGCAGTTGTATATGTGTAATTAGTGCCACTACCACCTATAATATCAAAAACATGTGTTGCGTAAGTTTTTAATCTAAATTTGTAGTTTGAAGTATCTTGACAATCAAATATAGAAGATACGTAATTACAAGCATAAGTATTACCTGAAACTTGTTTTATGCTTTGATCATTATAAGCCAAAGGAGTATAACTACTATTATTTGCAGTTCCCTCAATAAATAATGATCCATAAGTAAGATCTCCATTTATTCGCATATAAAAACTTGCAGTTACAAAATAAATTCCTGTTGCTCCAAATGTAAAAACACCAGAACTTTCTGATAATCCTGTTCCAATTTTTGAAAAAGTAGCTTCGTCATCCCTTGAAAAACCACTTAGAACTGTACTTACTCCAGCAGAAATAGCTTGTGTTGAGCTTTTTCTAAATGTATCTGCTTCAGTAATTCCACCAGCACCAGTCACGGTCCCGGTAAATGCGTAGTTAGATGCCTCGTTTAATTGAGTTGGTCCTACTGCGTCTGTTGTTATCGATGCCGATGTTACTTTATCTATTGCCATAGTTTTACCTCCTTAATTTTATGTTGAAACTAAAAATCCAAAAAATTGACAGTTATTTACACCACTATAATAATCTTTGTTTGATCCATCATTATGATAAACTGAAGCCTCAAAATAATCTGATGAACCATTAGCTTCTATTATTGTAGATACATATTGTGATCTTGTTGTAATATTATTTCCATTATATTGAAATTCAGCATTTAAAGATCCATTTTTTTTTACATATACAACATTAAGACCAGCACCTTGATTTAATGATTTTACACCAAAAAAATATTTTCCAGCTACTTGAGGTGTAAATTTATAATTTGATGTATTAAAAGCACTATCTGTATCAAATAATTCAGTATTAAATTGTAAAACTGTGTGAGTGCTACCAGCAACAGATTGATTTGAACTCATACTGACATGAAAAGCTGGAGTGTTAGCACTTTTTATATAACTATAATCTACTCTTTTAATTGTACCTGCATCTGAGACAAGAAATTCATCTGTGTCTGCGGGAGTAGCCCCAAGAGCAGTTTGTCCAGAGATAACATTATTATTTAAATGTTCACTTTCAACAGCGTCATCTGCAATCTTAGCTTCTGTAACAGCATCGCTTGCTAATTGTGAAGTGCCCACTGATCCTGCGCCAGGTGCATTTGTTGCAGTTGCTCTACCTAAAAATACACAATACATTTCATCAGTGCCGTTTGTTAACGCTGCGGATAGTGTAAGAGTTGTGCCCGATGCAGTGTATGCTTTACCTGATCCTGGCTCTTGGACAATGTTGTTTACAACAAGTCTGATATCGTTTTCGTTAGTTACAGAATGTGATAGCGTATACGCAGTTTGAGAGTTTACGATTGTAAATACTTGTCTCTCAAAACTTATGAAACTTCTTGCTGGTGCGTTTCCTAAATATGCCATGAATCTCCTTACGTACTAATTGCATCGACAACAGACATCCAAACACTTAACGAACTTGCCGTGTCGGACTGTGCTTTTACCACGTCTCCCGATTCAATTACTATCTTACTTCCACCGTCTATAAGTTCAAGCGATCCGCCCGCAACTATCGGTGCATTTTTAATTAAGTAGTGGTCCTGAGAACCACCAGTTACTGATGATGTAATAAACACACTAGCACTTATTGTTGATGTTGTTGTATTTGCTAAACGAACAGAGATAATCGCGTCATCAGAATTACTAGTGTGAATAGTAGCCGCCGATGTTCCTACGTCTTGATCCCCATATCTTTCAAAATCTTGTGCCATATTACTCCTTTACTATAAGGCGATCGCCATTGCAACCGCAAATCCTGCAGATATTCCTGCTGTGCCTGAAGATGCAGAGGTAATTCTACCTTTTGCATCAACTGTTATATCTGCTGTAGTATAACTTGCAGCCGATACACCAGAATTAGCTAGTGTTAATGCTCCTCCAGATGCTATTGTTGCATCTCCAGATATATCAACTTCTTCAAATGA